CAGGATGTCGGCACCACTGAGGCGCTCAACGACATGATCGGTAACACCCACGATCTCGTCCTCATGAAGGACAGGAGGGGTTATGCCTTGGACGCTTCTTGCGCTGGTTCTGAGCTCACTAACTCGTGCGCTCCCCGTGCAGGCACCCCAGCGCGAACTCTCTACATTCCTCTCCAGTTCTGGTTCTGCCGCAACCCGGGTCTTGCGATCCCTCTCATTGCTCTCCAGTACCACGAGGTCCGTATCAATGTTGAGTTCGAGCAATGGATCAACTGCGTCTACTACGAGTTGACTCCTACTTTCACTGCCCCCACAAGCATCCAGTCCTTAACTGCTGCCTCACTCTACATCGACTACATCTACCTCGACACTGAGGAGAGACGCCGATTTGCCCAGCAGACTCACGAGTATTTGATTGAGCAGCTCCAGTTCACAGGTGCTGAGTCCATCACATCCTCCTCCAACAAGATCCAGCTCAACTTCAACCACCCGGTTAAGGAGCTCGTCTGGGTTGTTCAACGAGATTCCTTCGTTGACTGCACACCTAACCAGGTCTTCATCCAGGAGGTCAACGGATGCCAACCATTCAACTACACTGATGACTTCAGCACGGAGGGTATCGTGATGGACGTCCTCGCCCGTGGTTCATTAGGTGGTGGTGCAGTTTCAAGTTCAAACAGGGTTCCTACAGTAACTAACGATGGTCCTTCAGGTCCTTACCTCCCAGGTCTCGGTATCCAATCTGGTCCATCACTCAACGGTGCATCATGGTTGGACTCCAACCTTGGTGATGGCGGTAACGACCAGGCAATTGTCTTCGAGGACACAACCAACTATCTCCTCGCAAAGGTTATCCTCTCCTCTGGTGTTCGCTGCGAAGGCAAAAACCCAGTTGAGGTTGCCAAGCTCCAACTCAACGGCCAAGACCGATTCACTGAGCGTGAGGGACGATACTTCTCCCGAGTGCAACCATTCCAGCACCACACACGCACACCAACTCAGGGTATCAACGTGTATTCCTTCGCACTCAAGCCCGAGGAGCACCAGCCATCAGGCACCTGCAACTTCTCCCGTATCGACAAGGCAACCCTCCAACTCACGGTGTCAGTCAACACAGTGCGATCTGGACGAACTGCTCAGGTCCGAGTGTATGCAGTTAACTACAACGTGTTGCGAGTGATGTCAGGCATGGGCGGCTTGGCATACAGCAACTAAACAACAAAACAAAAAACAAAAGAAAACCAAAATCAAACTGGAACTCCAGACTGATTTTGTATTAAACTTGATTTTAACGTTTAGAAATTACGTTAGAGAGTCTTGATAAATTTAGACTATTAAATAACAATGCTCATTGAAGTTTCATTAGCTGACGGACTTGATCGTCTTACAATCCTTGAAATCAAATACTCTAAGATTACATGTCCTAACAAATTGAAGGAAATTCAAAAAGAGATAGATTCTTTACATGAATTCATTCCTTTCAAACAGTTGTATGAATTTCAATATAAGCTCTTACTTTATACAAATCTTCAAGTATGGGAATCAATGGATAAGGTAAATTCAATTGAAATGGAAAATCGTAATACTATTGAGTTTGCAAGTCTTGCAGCAAAGGTATATGATTATAATGACCAACGATTTCGCATTAAACGTCTAATCAATACGATTTCTAATTCAGATCTCAAGGAACAAAAAAGTTATGGTTGTAAACATGTAATTGTAAAGGTAGAGAACGTAGATCTTTGTATACCTGTGATTAACTATCTTAGTGTTCGATATGACTCTATTTCATTTGATTCAGTTCATATCAATCAATTGAAAAATATCTTTACAACGCCAAACTTTATTCATGAATCTGTTGACTCAACTATTAAGATTTCTGCAGATACATTTGAACTACATGACCGTTCATCTTATGAGTTTACTCCAATCACATATCTCGCGAGTGGATTGTTAGGTGATTTTATTCATCAACTTTCAGTAATTAATGAAAAGTATCAACTGACAGGTCGTAAGGGTATTTTGTATATGACAAATAGTATTGAACCTTTTCGTTGGGGTATTGAAAGAACCCATGCAGATATACGACCCTTTTTATTAACCCAATCTTACATACATGATCTAAGAATACATGATGGAACTGAATGTGAAATAAATTTGTCTAAGTGGAGATGGAATATGAACTTTCAAACAGATTCATGGCACACGATTTTTAAGAGAAATTATGATATTGAGTGGTCTAAAACACCTTGGTTCAAAACACAAGGGAATAAAGCGTACACAAATACAGTATTCATCTCAACATCTCCTAATCGTTGGTGGAGTGAACCCTTTAATTGTTCTACATTAGTGAATAAACTAGGTCCAGATGTTAGGTTTTTAGCATCTGAAAAATCAAACTATGACCATTTTGTTTCGAAGACAGGTATTAAACTTCCTCTAGTAATTGCATCTAACTTTACAGAATTAGTTTATGCTATTCAAGGATGTAAACTATTTGTAGGAACACTATCTGCACCACTTGCGATTGCAGATGCTCTTCATAAGAAACGTATTGCTCTTCAACAACATGATGAAGATAGTAGTATAGCATCTAAGACCAATTCTTCGTTCGTTACGTATAAAAATAGTCTAGTCAATCTAATATAATGTACATCCCTTTAATGAAATCTACATTTTTAAGCGAGCAAGAAACGAAAGACACACTTTGCTCATTCATTCAAAAATCTGAAAAACTAAGTATGGGTGATGAAGTTTTTAAGTTTGAAGAATCTTTTGCTTCGTGGCAAGGACGTTCACATTCTGTAATGGTAAATAGCGGAAGTTCTGCTAATCTTGTAGTTCTACAGGCTCTTATGAACTTAGGACGTTTGTCAAAAGGTGATCGTGTTGGTATTTCTGCTGTCACATGGGCAACCAATGTAATGCCTGTCATTCAACTTGGACTTGTTCCTATTTTAATAGACGTAAATCTAGAAACTTTGAATATTTCAAGTGAAGAAGTTCGCAAGCATGATATTCGTTGTTTATTTATTACTCATCTCTTAGGGTTTCATGGAGATATTGAAGAAATTGCTGAATACTGCAAGTCAAAGGATATCCTTCTTCTCGAAGACACATGTGAATCACTTGGAACTGTTTGCGATGGAGGAAGAAGGTTAGGTAATTTTGGTCTTGCTTCTACTTTTTCTACATTTGTAGGTCATCATATGTCTACGATTGAAGGAGGACTTGTTGCTACAGATGATGTAGAATTAAATCAGATGATTCGTATGGTACGAGCACATGGATGGGATAGAAATGTGACTCAACAACAGCGAACTGAACTTAGATCAAAGTGGGATATCAATGATTTTTATGGACCTTATACGTTCTATACACTTGGATACAATGTTCGTCCAATGGAACTTCAGGGATTAATTGGTTCAATTCAATTGAAACATGTTGATGTTGCAAATGAGAATCGCAAACGATCCTATGCAAGAGTATTTGATTCAATAGACTCTAAAGACTTGATGCTTCCTAATCAATATGTTCCTGCATTTGCCATTCCAATTATATGTTCAACTAAGGAAATTCGGGATTCATATGTTAAGAAATGTAAAGAAATGGGTATTGAAACTAGACCCATTGTTGCAGGAAACATGAATCGTCAGCCATTTTTTAAGGAATATATGAATGAGATGCCCTTGCCAGTAGCAGATAAGATTCATACATGTGGATTCTATCTTCCAAATCATCCAGACCTTACAGAAGAAGAAATTGATTATTTAACTTCTGTCTTTAGATGTCAGTGACACAATCAGACTTTACCATTCCATCAATCATCTCTTGAAATGATATTTTTGGTTCCCAACCTAATACCCTTTTTGCTTTTGAATTGTTTCCAATTAAAAGATCAACTTCTGCAGGTCGGTAAAACAATGAATCAATCTGAATGACTATACGTCCATTCTGATCGGTTGCTATCTCATTTTCGCCTGAACCATTCCAAGTTAGTTTAATTCCAGCAGATTGAAAAGCAAGATTTACAAATTCACGAACTGTATGAGTCTCTCCAGTTGATAATACAAAGTCATCTGGAAAGTCTTGTTGAAGTATTAACCACATTCCATATACAAAATCTCTAGCATGTCCCCAATCACGTTTTGCGTCAATGTTTCCAAGACGAAGGCAGAATGAAGGATCACTCTTAATTTTTGCAATACCTTTAGTGATCTTGCGTGTAACAAACTCTTCACCACGACGTTCAGATTCATGATTAAACAGAATTCCATTACATGCAAACATTCTATAACTCTCACGGTAATTCTTGACGATCCAATATGCATAGAGTTTTGCTACTCCATATGGACTCCTTGGATAAAAAGGCGTTGTCTCAGATTGAGGTGTTTCCATTACTTTGCCGTAAAGTTCAGAAGTAGATGCCTGATAGAACCTAGCATGTGTTAGATTCATTGTTCTCAAAATTTCTAGAATACGAAGAGGTCCAATACCATCTACGTCAGCAGTCAATTCGGGTTGACGAAAGGAAGTATGAACATGTGACTGCGCTCCTAAGTTATACACTTCAATACGTTTGTAATGAGAGACTTCTTCAAAGACAGATCGTAATGAATTTGCATCAGTAAGATCTGCTTCTTTAAGAAAGAATCGAGGGTGATTCAAAATACTTATAATTCGTTCAGTATTTGAATGTGAGGTTCTTCGTGCGATTCCGTATACATCGTAGTCTTTAGAGAGCAATAGTTCTGCAAGATACGAACCATCTTGTCCTGTAATGCCTGTAATTACTGCCACACGATTCATTAGTATAGATTATACTGTCGTCTCTATATCATTTTTGGAAACAATTCGATTAGTTCTTTCATAAACTTTGGTTCGACACTACGATCTCCAAACTGTTTTAACCTAAAATGATGGATATTTCTTGGAATACTATATTTATTAGTTTCAAATAACTCAGGCGTAACTAGGTCAATTCTATTTGAACTTGAAGTCATTTTGACCCCTAGATCATCTAACGCATAACTTATTGCAAGGTCATCTTGAAAGAGATATGTATAGACCTTTTCCTTATTTTTTACAAGAAGTTCTGCTACATCTCTTGACATATACATTCCTGCTCCAGAGACAAAGTATCGAGAGTTATCCATTCCCATAATTCCTGTAAATAATCCAGTCGTTTCTCTAGTATTTAAATATGAAATAAGTCTAGGGTAATGCCAAACGGATGACAAATTAGTTCGTATTACATGTGTGAAGTTTGTATAATTAAGAAAATATTCCAGACTTTCAACTGTCTTATGTGTTATACCTTCAAACGATTCAGTTCCTGGTAGAAACAAGGTATCATCATCTACTAAGATAGTCTCATTCACATTCAATGAATACTGAATGAATATAGTTTTGACAGATGGATGTGTGTTCTTTCTCCATTCTACTTTAAGTTGTTTGAACAGTGGATGTGTCTCACATGCAATCACTAACATTAGGATCTTCATTTAGACATATCCATTCATTAAATGTAAATGAATTTCACGTGGACATTAGAAGATGTTCTATGTACTGATCGTTATCTTGAAGCGTTTCCAAATAACTATTTTAAAACCGATGTTTTCTATCATTATCCTCCAATAGGTTGGCGTGGAAAACAAGTTTATCCTCCATCGTCTACACAGAACTTGATCGTTTCAGGACATTCAGATTATCCAATTACAGACCAAATAGCAAGACGATATCCAAATTCAAAATGGTTTTCAGTAAATACCCAATCATCTCAAGTGACTGGAATTCCACTTGGAATCACGAATGATACAAATGAATCCTCTCTTCATCGTATTTATGGAAACATTCCAATGATGCTTGAGGTTGCTCAAACTCCTCGTGAAATCAAAAATCTCCTGTATTTGAATTTTAAGGTTGAAACCTATCCTCATGAACGAGAATTTATCCAAAACATGTTTCGATCAAAACCATGGGTTACCTATGGAACTCCAGTGGATACATTTGAAGGACGAAAGGAGTTTTTGAAAGAAATTCGAAACCACGAGTTTGTGTTGTGTCCTCGTGGAAATGGTGTTGATACACATCGTCTCTGGGAAACCTTGTATATGGGAAGTATTCCAATTGTGAAAAATGACATTGCTCATTCTGGATGGCAAGACTTGCCCATTTTATTCATCAACAACTGGAATGAAATCACCGAAGAACGGCTACTTGCAGAGAAGAAACGCATTCAATCTACATCCTGGAACCTTGAGAAACTTCGCGTTGGTTACTGGATAGATCGTATCCGACGGTCTATATAATGAAGATCGGAACTATTGTAACAGCAACGGATCTAAATCCACTCTATTCTGACTTCATTCCAAACTTTATCAAAGCTTGGAATGCAGTTCTACCTGAAGCAGATGTTCATATTGTGTTAATTGCAGACGCTATCCCTGAATTATTACTTCCTTGGTCATCAAATTTGATAGTATTCAAACCAATTGAAGGGTTACATACTGCGTTTCAAGCACAATGTATTCGATTACTGTATCCTCGTGAAGTGCTACGTAATGAAGGTGTTTTGATTACAGACATGGATATGCTCCCTGCAAATCGTAGATATTATGTGAACTCGATTGAATCTATTCCAGATTCTGTATTTGTTGTGTATCGCGATGTATGCTTTCCAGGGGAAATTGCAATGTGTTATAATGTAGCACATCCTTCTACATGGGTAAGTATGTTTGGAAGTGAATCAACTGAGACAATGCTACGTAAATGGTATCAAGGAACTCAATATGATGGAAATCATGGAGGTATAGGATGGGGAACTGATCAGGTTATTTTTAAACAAACGTTCGATCAATGGTCTGGAGATAAGATCGTTCTTAATGATCAGATTACAAACTTCACACGGTTAGATAGAATTCATCCTTGGAATTTCACAAATAGAGTGCAATTACGAAACACACTCTTATTTGGTTATTTTTGTGATTATCATTGCTTACGACCCTATTCAGAACATAAAGACATAAATGACTTTATTGTCTCATGTTTACAAGAGAAGAATTGGATTTAGTAAAATTTACAAAACCTTTTTCCATACAACATTACAATGGTTAAAGTATTTTCTTTCTGTTTATACGGTCCTCCAAATCCACAATACTATCCAACACCAATTTTACAGAACATTTACCTGATTGGAACCTATTTTCCTGATTGGAAAGTCTATTTATACATTGCACCTGATGTAGATCCTGGATTTTTAGAACAAGTAACAATGTACTCAAATGTAGTCATTCGTCCAACTGGAAAGATGGATTCTATCAATATGATTGAAAGATTCTTTGCAATTGATGAACCTGACGTTGAAATTATGATGGTTCGTGATGCAGATAGTCACGTTCATTGGAAAGATCGATGGGCAATCAATGAGTTTTTGACAAATACTCAATATGATTCACATATTATTCGAGATAATGTAGAACATACATCTAAGATGATGGGAGGATTATGGGGTATGCGGAAAATAGATGGACTTGTCATTGAAGATCTCTATAAACTTTATAAACAGTCACCTACTAATCGAGGGTATGGAGAAGATCAAAGTTTTTTAACGGATTACGTATATCCATATTTATGGAAAAAGGCGCTAGTTCATTATAGCAATAATCGTCGAATTGAAGGTGAGACTGCTGTACAGTTTCCATTTGAATACGTTAACGAAGTTTATTGTGGACGTTGTGATTTTGATAAGTTTATTGATTCTCCACAACCACCCTTTTCTGTAGAAAAACCAGTACGTGCATTCAGATTTCTAAACAAAAAACTCATTATAAAGACTTAAAATCTTGCTACTCAATAAATGCATCTCAAGCAAATTGGATCTCGCGCTCAAGTTATGCACGGAACAGCCCACCACACAACTGGTGGACTTACAAAGGCAGACCTCAAGATGAACAAGTGGGGTCGTATTGTCTCGCGTAAGAAGTCAGCTAAAATGTCTCACGGAAAAACTCGCCGTAACAAGTAATGCGCTTAATCTCTTTACTAAATTCAGCACTATGGGTGGATTTTGTGGTCATGCTACTCACCAAAGTCGTCCCAGGACAACATTTATGGTTTCTTCCTCCAACAGGAGCACTCAAACTATGGTATGATAAATTTGGATTGGCAGCAGTCTCTGCAGATGTTCTAAGTTTGATGCTCGGTGTGCTTGTGGCTACATTCTTGTTTCCAGGAGCAACTGGACTTCAACTTGTGATGGGTGCAATCTTTGTACAGTTATTACATGACATCTTCTTCTACTTTGTAGTCATTCAGGGACTTCCTCAAGGTCAGAACTCCATGATTGATGTTTTCAAATCTTACGCAAGTGAAGGTGGGTGGACGATTTTGCTTGCCGATGCGTTGATGATTACATCGGTAGTTGCATTTTCTCGTCTTTCTGATTTGTTATTCTCCTATCGTTTCATTGCGTTTCAAGCGTTATTAGGCATGTACTCATTGATTTATATTACCTATACTAAGTAATGAGTGGCGGATTATTTGGAACACACCTTGTATTGAATCCAAAATGCCTCGTGTTTTCTGCGTTTGTATTGATTGTGTATTGGATGCCTCATTTCAAGGCGTGGCAACATCGATTTGTCATGGCATTCCTACTTGCCTGTGTAGCGTATGTTCTTCTTGCATGGTATGATATGATTTACGATTGTAAAGATCGGTTGAAACCTACTGCTCTTGGATGGATGTGGGGATGGGCAAAACCACCTGAATACATGAAAGAGTTTGAAGCACTTCCAGAACGAGAGAAGAAGTTAGTGCGAACCATTGATATTGTCATCTTGATTGGAGTTGTGGTCTTGTTGGTAGTTCCTTTCCTAGTCAAGAAGTAATGAAGGACTTTGTAGATACATTGATACAATCCGTGAACTGGAAACTAGGTAGTTTTGATTTATTACCCATTTTCTTTGGCATTGTGATGGCGTTAATTGACATCAATATGATGGGAACTCTGAAATTTATAGATCAAGGAAAGTTAGCGTATGCGATAGGATTGCCTATTGCTACACTTTTGTATGCGTTTCAACCCTATGTTTTCTTGAAAGCGATGAGTCATTCCAACATGTTGACAACCAATCTAATCTGGAACTTAGCATCTAACATTATGGTCACACTTCTAGGTGTCCTTTTCTTTAAGGAGAAAATCAAAGGACTGAAATGGTTAGCCATTTGCCTAAGTCTCTTTTCACTGGGTATTTTTGCATATTCTGAGTAAAGTATAATGAGGACACGTCGCAATAGCTCCTCCAGGACTCTGAAACAACGCCTCAGGGCAGCAAAAAAGAAGTGTAACCCTGAATATGATGTATATAATTACCGAATGAACCAAAAAGGCGAGTTCTGGAGCTGCCTTCCTGCTGGATTGAATAGACCCAAGACACGCAGGGTGCGTAGAAGAACTTAGACGCCGAACCTCCATCATACATAAATGAGCGACGACTTGATTGTAGCCAAAACGGTTCAAACATCGCCCATACGAACACTGGCTGAAGGGTTGAAGTCCATGTTAGTGGAGATGAGTTTGGTGTTTGATAAGGAGGGAATCCGAATGATTGCAATGGACAATACACGCACTGTGTTAACTCATATGCGTTTATATGCGTCCAAGTTTGAAAAATATGAATACAATCATACGGCACCTAAATTAGACATTGGATTGAACACAGATCACTTTTATCGTATTGTCAAAACAGTGACAAACGATGATACAATTACTTTTTCAGTTTCCAAACATGAATCCAACCATTTGACAATTACCATTGAGAACGGTGAAAAGGGACGCAGAACCAAGTATCGTTTGAATTTATTGGATCGAGATGATTCCGATATCACGATGCCTGAGACTGAGTTTTCAGCACACACAACGATTCCATCTCTAGATTTCCAAAAGATCTGTCGTGATATGACTTTGCTCTCTGCAAAGACAGTTGAAATCAAAAAAGTAGGCGGTATCTTGACATTCACTTGCAAAGGTCCATTTGCACAACAAACTGTTACAATGGGTGATGCAGTTACCGATATAGTTCCTGGAAAAGATGAATCGGATGCGATTGTCAGTGGAACCTATTCCCTTCCTCACTTGGTCCTGTTTACGAAATGCTCCAACTTGTCCAATAATCTTGAACTCCATATGAAGAATGATTGGTTTTTGATGATTCGGTATGTCATTGCAAACTTAGGTGATATCAAACTGTGCTTGATGCCCTGCTCAACTTAAAAAATAGAACTAATGTACAATAATGGAGACACGCAAAATGATGGTTGCAAAAGGTAGACGAACACGTAAAAACACAAAAGGAGGTGAAATCGTGTCGGTTCTTTTTAACATTCGTGATCAAGTCAAGTTGTATCATTGGCAGACACGATCGTTTGCGGAACACAAGGCAACCGATGATTTAATTGGAACCTTGGACACCAACATTGACAAGTTTGTTGAATCCTACATGGGACTCTATGGACGCCCGCATGTACGAACGACACTTCCTGTGAAAAACTTGACGGTCTCTGGAATTCGGAACTTCATTTCAAGAAGCACCCAATGGTTATCTACATCACTGCCACGCAAAGTTAAAAAGACAGATTCAGACTTGCTGAATATTCGTGACGAGATTCTATCGGATTTGAATCAAGTCAAGTATTTGTTCACACTTTCCTAATTACTTTCCTCGTGTGTTGTGTGCTTTGTAGACGATATCGTCTGTTCCTTTCATCTTCATTGTCGGAGCAAAGAGTTTCCGATCGGTAATATTAGTCGTTGTATTCCAAACTTTGATAATATGAAATTGTCCCTTGGGTGACACTGAAACACCCACAATCGCTTCTTTGTAATTGGTTAGAAAACCATTGATAAAGCAGTGTGCCATTGCATCAATAAACATCTCACAGGTTTCACGTGCATCCACTTTCTTAGACCACGCACCTCCACGGATATGTTCTGGTGCCTCCCATAGTGGACGGTAACCGTCTCGCATGAAGAAGAACATACCGGATTCCCATGCGTCTTTGGAGATAGCATCAATCACGGTCCAGAACTCTGCCGGTGTGGAGAGCGTTGCAATATTTGTATACGATTTTTCAGAGTAGTCACTGTCATTCGGGTCATGATACCAGAGGACCCATTTGTTCGGCATT